GTACAATGTTCCTAGCTTTACACTCGGCACTTACGAGCGCCGTTTGTTAGTTAAGGATACTTGTATTATCAAAGGTGGTGTTTCCTCTAAAGCAACTGGCCCTACACTTTCTAATGCTATGAATCTCTTCGGATTTACACCCGAAGAATTCGTGCCTACTATATGGAATCTCATACCTTATAGTTTCCTGGCAGACTATTTCCTAAATATTGGAGATATTCTGGAGGCTACTTTCTTTGACAGATCCGGCGTTACGTGGATATCTAGGACAAATCTTCAAGAGAAGACTTGGACTCAGATAATCAATCATAAGCGCCAGAGTTCGTCTTGGACAGGTAGTTCAACTGGAGGATCAACTCGTGTTCGGTTTAAATCTATGACACGCAGTCCATCTACGCCCCTTGTTCCGTCGTTTGAGGTTTCCCTTCCAGGGCGACCCCAACAATGGATCAATCTGGCTGCACTGGCTGCAACTCATCAGAAACTTATACCTTACTTCAAGTAACCCTACTTTATATGAGGCAACTCATGGCTTTTCTGCCCACATCGCCACTTACAGGCTCTGCTCAAACGGGTCTGACTTCACCGACATACACACACGTTAAGGATATTGCTCCGGATGTGAATGGTTATCAAATTGCAATAACTGCACTTGGTGGAACTCAAACGGGTGTTATTCCCCATTCGATTTCCAGTCCATTTACTATTACCGGGGTTCGTCCTAAGACGATGCGTCTCCTTCCGTCACCGAATCCGGTGACGAATGTAATCAAAAATGTCCCTAAGAACACAACAAAGGTAATCACCCGTAAAGGTGTGGTTCCTTTGGCAGGTCAACCTGCTTCAATTTGTGTTATTACTACTACTATGGATATCCCTGCTGGTGCAGACACTGCTGACGCGAATTCAATTCGTGCTGCTTTATCTGCCCATTTCGGTGTCCTCGCTCAGCAAAGCGCTGGGCTCGGTGACACAGTAGTAACTGGGGTTCTTTGATTCAAAGTGATTTTACAATCACTGGGAGAAACGTATGTTGGGTTCAACTGCTCTTTATTCCGCACTGATACAAGACCTTGAACAGGTCACCGGGCCAATTGATCTTTCGATCAATGTCCCGCCAGAGGCGTACGGTCGTAATCTGGCTTGCCAGATACTCGCCCGCTCGTTTCTGAAGAAGGAACTTGCAACAACATCGTCAGCCGACGATGCTGCTGTAGCTAAGTTTCTCGCTGTCAATGACAGCATGAAACTGTATAAAGTTCCTCGTGATCTTTCGGAGCACGTTACGTTCATACTGTCAAACCTAAAGTACAATATCTATCGTGATATGTATAAAGGTATGGACTGTATCTTGAACACGACCGATATCTTTGAAAATTTAGATGTCGGTCCGGGTGCCTCGATCCATGCCCTTGATACCTCTTTCTATTCGAAAGTTGGTACAGGTCGCATGAGTTCGTCGAACATTGGTCTAAGTAAACTCTACCAAGAGTTCATTTCGACAAGACCTCGTTGGCAAGCTGCCGAGAATAGCAGATGTCAATTGTCAGATCCTGTCGATCTCGTATCAGGAAGTAAACTCTCATGTGTCCCGAAAAACGCTGAGATTTCTCGAACAATATGTACCGAACCTCTCTTGAACATGATGTTCCAGAAAGGTATCGGCGCTGTTTTTGTTAAGTTGCTAAAACGTCGCTACGGCATTTGCTATAGTGGTGAAGGGGATTACCCCTTACAACCTGATAAAAACGGTGAGCTGGCGCGCTTAGGTTCATTGACTGGAATGTTTTCCACGATTGACCTATCATCCGCGTCAGATTCGATCTCAAACGTCTTAATCGATTACCTATTTCCAAGTGAAGTAGTTGGTTGGTTGAAACTAACAAGATCGCCTTTGACAACTTTACCTAATGGTGAAATTGTTGACTTACATATGATCGCATCAATGGGTAACGGATTCACATTTCCGTTACAAACATACATTTTTGCATCCATCGTTCG